CCGTTGGTGTTACCATCAAATACTGATGTGCCGTGCTTGATGGTTACACCAAGTGGTTACACCATGTAATAATTTAACAGAAATTACATATAGATGAGTATGGATATACCGAAAGAGAGAACATTTGCGTATACCGTATATAAATGTTCATGTTGTAATTACGAAACAAGAGTTCAACAACATGCTTCTAGACATAAGACTTCTAAAAAATGCTCAGAACCGAATATTCATAAAGAATCTAGACTTGCTATGGACGTGAAAGACGTCATGGAAATGTTTGCATCGATGTCTGCGATTACAATCACCGGGGATCACAATACAATTGATCAATCAACGAACATTACCATCAATCTCACGGTTCCAGATAAGTCAGTAGTGTCCGCAGTATACGACGCCGTCAAGAACCCAGATTGCGTTCGAGAACTCAAATACGCGGACCCGCAAGAGATACCTGCTATATTATTCAAATATACACGTGGCACGTGTGCGGACAAACAATATATAAAGTATGATCCTGATAAGAATACGGTGTTGCACAAGGATCCTGTCACCGGGAAAGAAGTCGCCAAAGATCTGAAGAAATATAGGAACGAATATCTGGTAAAGAATGCAGATGTATATGACGACACATACCACATACAATATATGCCAAGGGAAATACAGCGAAACATGAACGAACTGACACGACCTGCGTTTGATACCGGAAAGAAGAAAGACTCTCTCATACCTGCCGCAGATGTGATAAAGATGTGCGCGAGCGGTGATCATCGAATGTATAAACTTCCACACGACAGCAAGAAATTTTACACGGACGTCGTCGACAACGTAGACAGGGAGATAAAACTGACGTGACATTAATTAGATATATTTTAGTTCAACATGATTGACGTAATGCTCGGCATTCGCACCACCCGTTCCAGCTCCTATATATATGTAATTGCCCCCAGGAATCCATGATGTGATATCGACAGCGTTTTGCAGCTGATCGTTCGCGAATACATGCATGTATCTGCGATTTCCAATTGATCTCATAGTCAGATCAGCAGCGAACCACAAGGCCTGAAGGTTTGCGTTATTATTTTGCAATTGGCCAATTCTTTGTCCCGAGCCTCCGATGAGTTCGGTGTAATTATAGGTATACGTCCAAAGTCGCGTGGCACGACCTCCGTTGTTAGAACTATAATTGACTCCTGATCCAGGATCAGAAGCCCCGACCCCAAACCAAATACCGTCTGCACCCGAACCCATGTAGATAAACGACCTCATCGTAAAATCCTTGGTAAAATCAAACCCGGTCACGTTCCATTTGATAGAACCGCTGAGAGCGTTAACCGCGCGAGTCAGACGAACGCCAGATTGAGCGCTTACATACGTGGCGTCATCTACCATGGTGCTAATAACGATCAAATTAGCTCCCGTCGCTGGGTTTCCGTGGATAGACGAAGTCCAAAAGAACGGCATCTGACTCGCGAATACGCTCTTTCCCGGAGACAACACGACGTTGCCGGATACGTTGATTTGTCCACTGACCAGATTTCCAATGTTTGCCAGAGCACCTCTGATGTTGCCGGAAACCGTCACCGAGTCCGATACCACATTAGCTGCGATAACATTGCCAACAAAATTACCGACGAAATTGTTGGCGGTCAAATTACCTCCTATACCCGCTGAAATGTTTATGTTATTGGCGTTCACATTTCCCGCGACAATGCTATGGGCCGTGATATCTCGGGCAATATTAATATTCCCTACGAAGTTGTTCGTATATAACGTTGCTCTCAGCATCGTCGGCGGAAGATCCATGTATGTTTATTAATATCACAATATTTTTATTAATAAACATATAAAATACATATGACAACTAGTTGGCATACGCTAAGCCCCCCATGCCAGACTGGATGCGAAGAATATTATAGTTGGGAGCAAATACGATCACAGTGTTAAGAATATTGGCGCCGACCGTGGTCATCGACTCGGAAACGTTACCGGGGACCGATGTGTCCTGGACCACCGCCGCCTTGGTTCTAATCCGGAGCGTCGCGGTGTCCAGGCGCGAGAAGTTGCAGGTGCCGGAGGGCTCCGCATAACCACAATTGATACCGAATGGATAAGCGGCTACGCCCGAGGACGTGTAAGATCCTGCGAAACCGGTCCACGTAGACTCGTTCGAGAAATAGGATCCTCGTCTGGTTTTGAAACGTTCCACGCCATTGAGATATAGAGTCGCGGACTCCAACACCGACAACACTTCAGCGTCCTGTTCTCCGGCCAGACTGGTGTATTGCCCGTGATATGCCGTCCCGGGAGTGAAGCACCACATCAAAAACGAACATGGATGATTGAAATTCAAATTAAGATTGTAATCATTCTGCGTCTCGTTCACCGTGATGTTGAAATTATTGGTCTGTATCTGTTGTATTAAATACTCGTGAGGATTAGAAGCAAACCATACTCTCTCCGCCGAATCTAAGAACGTATAGTTAGCGAAACAACGCAATTTGGGAATATACGTTGGATCAATCCCGTCGATGTTATTGAGATCGCATAGTTTTATCCTGAGTTCTACGTCGTGATATTGAAGGGCGATGAGAGGGAGCGAGTTACCGATTTCCAACGAGTTAAAAAACAGAGGTAGAGGAAGATGAAACGTTCTCGTATACCCTTCTTGTTCGTTTCCCCAGTTCACCATGTTATTGTACGCAATCTCCTGTTCGTAGGTCAACATCAGTTCCCAGTGCATACGAAACCATTCGTGACCGAATTCCATTACTTTTTGCCCTCCTATGTATAATTGTACCGTATCGAGAAACTGCTCGCTGGAATAATAAGCAAGAGGGTCGGTTTCCTCGGAAGGCCCTCTCTTGAAAGTCATCTCGAAGTTTATGGCCGAAACAAGGTCTCCGTTCCTCTTCAGTATGACTGAAATTTCTTGATTCGACCCGATGGCGCCGAGAATGTCCTGCTCGATCGACTCGATTGCGAAATTGCTGTATCTCGCGAATTTTCCCTTCCAAAAAGTCCTCTGAGGTTTACCCGTGAGGAACACGTCCTGCGCTCCATATGCAACCAATTGGATCAGGCCACCTGACATCTTTATCTAATCTAATATAATATTATTTTTATTTTTATTTATACGTAAATATCAATTTAACAAAAGCATTTACACATAATCATACATCATGGAGATCGCAAATTATCCCAAGTACCTATGGATCAACAGTCACGTAGTAACCAAAGATCGCAAGTTCCCCCTGATCATCGACTCGTCTGGAAAATATGACCGGGTGTTTCTAGAAGATGTAAACGGCAATGCTCGGTTTGTATCAACTCGCGAACTGAAAACGCACGTCGTGAAAAGTCTCGAAAAGACCAAGAGCAAAGGCAGAATTGTTACTCATATTTCCGGCAAAGTATTCGGATCTATCAAAGAAGCTCGAGACGCCACCGGTCTTTCCGATGCCAAACTAAAATCCCATCCCGAGTACACCATAGCATAAAATAATATATAATATCATAATGGGAGGCGCTTTAACACAACTGGCCGCGTATGGGGCACAAGACGTATATCTCACGGGAAACTCACCGATGATTTATAGGAAGGAAAACTTTACAAATCAGAAGACGTTAAAACACGCCGCTATAATCGCAGGTGCGGTCGCCTTGGCTATCATATTTTTTTACATGCAGAGAAATAGACTTCCACTACTCCTTATCATGGCAATCGGTGCGATTTTCATATTTACAAGATATTAATATTAGTTCAATTAGCCGATTTGTCGATATGAAATGTTTTCGTATCGACAAACCGCGATTTTACACAGAGTATGTGATTTACATGAATACGATTTTAGATGTAAGCCAGAAGAATAATCAACTTAACAACCATTTTAGTTGTTTATGTATTTTAAAATGACAACACTAGAGTACTATTTCGAAAATGGAGCTCATGTAATATTCGAAAAGTATACGATAGATACATGTGGTATTATTAGAAATAAGACAATGGGGAACACGATAAACGCTCATAAGAGTGGGAATTATAACCGCGTTGCCGTACAAAATGATTCAGGAAAACAACGTAAATTATTGATAGGCCGTGCACTTTTATCCACTTTTGAAGGACGACCGCCCACTCTGAAACATACTGCAGATCATATTGATAGGAATCCGAATAATGACACGCTCGAAAATCTTCGTTGGCTTTGCAATAAAGGGCAACGCGACAATCGTTTCACACCAGATACTACAAAGTCTGCGTGTATCATTCTCAAAGATGGAATTGAAAAAACGGGAAAGGAATGGGTCGACTACTTAAACTCGAGGGGCGAGAAGAACCCATACGGACGTGATTATACAAAATCAATTATAGAAAGATATGCACAGGAGAAGAAACATGGCTTTTCGTACAAGGAGTATCCGGATCTCGAAGGAGAAGTGTGGAAGGAAATTGATAATTCCGAGAGCAACAAAGGACATTGGGAAATATCAAATATGTGCCGTATAAAGTTTGTCACGAAGTTTGCGGAGAATGTCCTGTCAGGTAAACGTCTCAATACACATAAAGGATATCCAAGAATAGCACTTGGTCTATGTCATATCTTGGCGTTCAAGACATTTTATCCTGACGAATATACTGCCAAGAAACCAGGGGAAGTTATCATGCATGAAAATGACGACAAGATGGACTTCAGGCCAGACAATCTGCGACTCGGGACTCACTCTGCTAATGGAACAAGTGCTCATGATAACGGCTCTTACAAAGGGATGAAGGCCGAACGGAAAATATGTGCGTCGTATATCAATGACGTCCTAGAGAAAGAACATGACAGCCAAAACGATGCAACAAAGTATTTGAAATCAAAAGGATTCGGAAAAGTAACCTGTGGTAATATCAGCTCTGCACTCAATGGAAAATATAAGACCGCATATGGGCGTGTATGGAAATATGTAAATGATTTGTAATCACATATAAACTATCTTATAAGTCAACCAGAATAGGACTCCGCCCCATCCGCCATCGACTACAGCAGTCTTCAGATCATACTTGTTAAATAAAGCGTAGTTAGTGCCATCGAAAATGCTATACGCTAAAAATCCTAATAAAAATGCATCCCATCCTGAGGATTCCTTAGTTATAAACTGATTAAACAGCAAAATCATAGCGGTATATGCCACAACTGCACCCCCCGGTCTGACCTTCATGATACTTCC